TGTAATAATACAAATGGTTTTGTCTGTATGTGTTGTTTGAGTTGATTGAATAGTTTTTGTGTATTTACTATAATCATTATAACCTTTATTATAAATAGTATTTATAGATGTGAAAAAATGATTTATTTACTCATAAAGTGTTTGGCCTTGAGTTGTAGTTACTCTTCCTTTCTCTTTAGTCATTTTATTATTGTAGAAACTATTCATACTCTTTTTAGGTCCAGATGATTTAGCTTTATCACCATATTTTTCAGCGAGTCTTGCAAGTTCATCTTTAAGTTGTTTTCCTGGGGGAATCACAAATGGTGTGAAATCTGTCTTGGTGAGTTTTCCTTTAGAATTCTCAATTAATTTTGGAATATCTACAATCATTCTCGAATCCAACTTAGTGGTCCAACCAGTCGTACTGATTTCGTGTTCAACACCAACAACCATCCAATGACAATACTTTTTATATACTTGTGGTAGATAATCAATATAAAACAAATCACCAATTTTAATACCACCAATTCCTTGTATTGTTAAACCTAATTGTAATGGAACTGCCGGTAACACTACATTATAATTTGACTGAGATTTTGGGTCTGGTGATTTATTTATGTAGTATAACATAGTTCTTTTAAATTCTTTCATTATTTCACCACTATAACTTGCGTAAATTTGAATTGTGTCGTTTCCTAAGTCAAACCAGAAGTATCCTTTTCTTAATGCCGTATCTTCAGTATCATATTGATTTGATTCTTCAATATCAGCTTCTATTTCTTCTTCACTCTTTTGCACCTCGGGTATGTCTTTAAAAAGTATTCCGTTTGTTAATTTTTGCATAACTTTTCCAAGTGAAGGTGTGGAAGAAGCTCCCTGTTGTGATGGATTTGTATTAACTGGAACTTGTAGATTTTTTAAAATATTATCGAACTTCTGCTTTTCAAGGTCAGCTGCAGTAGTTTGTGAATTTATAGAAGTGGGATTTTGTATTAATGAAAGAGCTCTTATTGCTAAATCGGTATATCCTTGTCCCATATCACCACGAGTTTCTTGTATATCCGCATTGCTACCAAATACCGCCATTGTCGCCATTTCAGAATCATAAGCGGTTTCTAATGAGAAGTCTTGTATGAATGAATTTTTTTCATATAATGGAAATCTAAATATTTTACCTGGGTCTTTGATATCTTTATTATCACTACTCCAATTTATATATTCTCTTCTTTTTGATATTTTCTCCGACACATTTGTATCATCAGTTTGTCCTATGTTTAAGTCCATTATTTTGATTTTTCCGTCAGTATTGTCATCTTGAACAATACCAAATCTCCAAAAACCACCATAGTCATTTGAAACTTTTTGCCAAAAGTTCATCAATGCTGAGTCTATGTTGATTGCATTATCAAATGATTCCATTAAATAATTTGCTTCAAATACCATATTTCTTATGTTTCCTTGACTCTTATCTTGGTCTTCAAATTGTTCAAAGTAGTCTTTATTGTTAAAGTGTTGTATGGTTTTAGTCAAAGCTCTTTCTCTATTACGAGTTGTTAGTCCAATCGCTCCTTGAATTATTTCTCCCGTCTTTGTGAAATATTCTTTCCAGGAAAATTTTCTTTTATCAGTATCTGATTCTACTGTTCTGTCTGGTGAGAATTGTTTAAATTTACCTGGTAGAATTACGGATTGTAATCCTAAAGAAAATAAGTTTGGATTAGATTTACATTTTGTTGATTCATTTCTGATAACATTTCCTTTCGCGTCAAATTCTTTGTCATCTGTGCTAAAAAATCTTGTTCTAAAATCCTCATCTCCGGAGTCTGAAGTAAATGCAAAAAAACTATTCAATATATAGTCTTCAAACCAACCCCAAGTACAATATGATAAATTTTCCTGAGAATCTTTTGGGGTCTTAAAGTTAACTATATTTGTAGATGGTAAATACGCTGCACCATTCTTTGACTTTATCGCAACGGAATCATTCTCAAATAGGTTTTTAATGTTCTGTTTGTATGCATTAATGGTGTTTGTTGCACCTGTGCCAATCTGTGGGATATTTAACGAATCATATCTGGTATCATTTTCCGTTTGTTTCTCAGGAAGATTATTTGTATACTTGGTATTGTCTACATAATCTTGTATAACATTTGGTAAAGATTTGATAGCTGCGTGAAAGTTTAAAAATGTATTTCTTACCTTTTGAAGGTTTGCTAATTCTTCTTCGGTTACCTCTCCTTCTACTACACCTTTTGTTTCTTCATTATCATCTTCTTCAATCTCTCTAACTCTTTCACTAACAAAATTTACTAAATTTTCAAGTTTCCCGTCAGTTTTTATTTTTTGCCCTAATATATTTCTACCCATACTACTGACTTCAAATGTTCCCTCGTAACTTCCGTCTTGCTTTTGATTGAAATTAAAGTTAGTAATGACACCACAAATTGCTACATAGTTACCTCGTGAACCTTTTGTCCTTTGGTTTAGATTATTGGAAAATTTAACTAAATTGTCAGTATCAATTTTATCTAATTGAATATTTTTTCTTGTTGACCAACCGAATTCCACCAATACATATCTTCCGTGTTTTAAAAATTTTTCTTGAATTTTTTCAAATTCTTTCGGGTCCGGACACAAAAAACTAATGGTTGATTGTTTTAAAAAGAATTCTTTAAAATTTGAACTGATTGATATGATTCCGGCTCTACCTCTTGAGTAGTCTCCATCTTTAATATTTAGTGGTTCTGTAATTGGTTTTTTTCCGTCGTCACCGAGTTGACTATTTAAATAATATGGATTTCCATCTCCATCGATTGTTATTACTCTTGCCCAACAAGTTTTGAAATATTCATTTTCTAAAGCTTCTGATTTTGAATCAAGTATATTGGATACATTTTCACCACTTAAATCATATGAGTCTGCTTTGTTAAGACCATCTATTCTTCTAAATAACTCTTGTTGAACTTCTGGGTCCATTGGTGTCCTGAAGAAACTCATCAGTATCCTCCAGTTGAACTTCCTAATGAACCACCACCACTAACGATTTCACTTCCGATTACCGATAAGTCTGTTGGTATTCTATATTCGGTTCCTACCTTTAAATATATTCCTCCAGTAAAGCACTCTGGGTTTGCTCTTGCAATCACCCACCACAAATTAACATCTCCGTAGTATTGATTTGCTAAATTGGGTAAGGTTTGTCCTACTTTACCGATGATTAATATATCGGTATCTTGCTTCGGTATAATTGGAAGTTCTTGTGTAGATAGATATCTTTCACGATTTTTGTCTTGTCTTACTATTGTATTATTGTATCGTGCCATTACTTATTCTCTTTTCTCTTTTCTCTTTCTGCATTATACTTGTTTTTAGATGCCTGTTTGTTATTGATTGATGTAATTTCTCCTACTGAGCCACCTGGAATATTATATTGGTTTCCTATGGCTTGTGGTAATTTTTTTCCAACAAATACAAATTCACAAGATACATCACAAAGGTGTGGTAATTGACTTCCATCAACTTCCCAAGTAGATGTTTGTGGTATCGTTACATTAATTCCACTAAAATATCCTGGTTGTTCGTATAGTAAATCACCAATAGTCAATTCAACAAATGGTGCTATTGGTCTCATACTCGTATCATCATCAATAACTTTATCTGAAAATGTAGGTAAAGCTAATCCTTTTAGTTTATCGACTTTTTCCCATAGTATTTCTAAATCTGATTTTGTTAATGCTGCGACTCTGAACCCAAAACTAATGTTTCTGCTATATCCCGAGTAAACAAATACTTGGTCTGGTCTACCGATGTATCGTGTTGGATTATATTCTGCTGATGAGTTGTCCGTGATGTCGGTTAAATATGCTGGAAATATTATCCACTTTTTATTCACCATATCTCTAATTCTAAATTTTATAAAATCTTTTGGTAATCCGGCTGTACTTCGGTTGTCTTCTTCTGCCCCTGCTTTATAACCAACATTTAGTTTACTTATCTGCCTATCATCATTCGGGTTAAATTTAGTTCCGTCGGCATTTACACTAACTTCTAATCTTTTTGATGGTGTGGTTCCATATCCTTTTCTTAATTGAATTGGTTGAACTGCAGAAGGTTTAAAAGTTACATTTCCTTTCTTTTCGATTATCTTATTATCTTTTAATATATTGTCATCTTCATACCTTGGTGCGTCACTAAATGGACTACTGAACAATCCACCCGCTTTATGTCGTTCATCACGAGTAAAAGGTGGTCTATTAGTGATTGGTGATATTATTTTATATCCTTTGGTATGTTCTGAGGCGTTTTGTTTTTGTAAAATAACTTGTTTTCCTGTAAACAATAAACCTTTTGGTGTTGTTAAAAACTTACCGATTCTTTCTATATCTTCTACATTTCTTTCAACATTAAGTGCTGCTCCACCACGATAAAATCCATCATCAAGTTTTGTTGAACGATACTTATCTCCAATATCTTTTTTGATAAGTTGTCCGTCATCTGGTGATAATTTACTATATTGTTGTTCAACTTTTGTATTGTTGAAATTTGTTTTTTTATCAGTATTGTTTCTTTGATTAGTTTTAAATGTTCCGTTTTCTGTCGTGTTGGGTTTACGAACTTTCTTGTAGTCAAAACTTGTAATGTCTGTTGTTTTATCTATCAATGCCATTTAATTATCCTTTTGCCGGTTCAAATACTGTTGATGTGGTAAAGTTTTTATTACTAATAGTTTTCTTGGTGCTTTCTGCCGTATCTTTTGTATTTTTCACTATTGCCATAACACCTGTAATAATTGCTGTTAACGCAATTCCCTGTGGTGTAAGTCCTGCGGCTCCTCTCGCTAACATAGTACCAAATCTTCCAACACCTGTTGCTAAACCTCGTGTTGTTGAATTCGCCACAAAAGCTTTACCAGCAGTAGTTCTCATATCTGGTAGTCCTCTTGAAGTTACTCTTCCAGTATAGTCTTTCATATTTAAAGTCTTTTTGAATCCACCCGTTGTAAACATTTGTGCACCATAACCTAACACCGGTCCGGCTAATCTTGCAGCCATAACGGCAGCTAAACCACCGGTAACGTAAGTCAATGCCTGCATAGCAGTTGTATTTTGTTTCATATCAGAATTCCTTACTTCTAAATCACCTGATGCTAATTTGTTTAATTCCTGAACCGTAACTCCTAATGCACCCGCTAACGACTTTCTTTGAATTGCGTTCATTCGTTGTAATTCTTCTTCACTACCGACTTGTCGTAAAATTTCTTCTTGTAGACCTGCCATATCTCCGGCCATTGCTAATCTTCTGGCTTCATTAAGATTTAATTGTCTTCCGATTAATAATGATGCTTTTAACTCATTTTCAATACTGGATTGGAAATCTAATATACCATCCGATACTTTAAATACCGTATCTAATGATATTCCTAATTCTCTTGCTCGGATTGCCGCTTCACCGATATTCATTCCACCATCTTTGGCATATGTAGCGAATTGTTCTGTGTTGTTTGCTAAGTCTGAAAATACATCTTCCGGTAATACACCACGCATTGCTGCTGAACTCGCTAAACTACTTTGAATATTGAGTGCACTCTTCTGTGATAATCCCGCTATATTGACTTGTGCTGATAATATTTTTGCTTGGTCTGCTTCGGAAACTCCAAATCGTCTCTTATTCATTATCATTTTAAAGAGACTTCCTCTTTCTGCTTTTGCTCCCGTTCCGAATGCTGCTCTTATTCCTTCAAATGCTCCACCTGCAAACATTCGTTTTAATGCTTGAATTGGACCTTGTGATTGGAATCCTTGTGACATTCCAACACTAAACAATTTAGTTGCTGCTGCTAATGCTAAGGTTGTTCCCAAAGCTCCCGTCAGACCGCTTCTAAAAAAAGTCTTTGCTGCTTTTTTAGATTCGGGTGTTCCTGACTCTCCAACAAATAAATCTCTCCCTATACCACCGGTAAATTCTTGACCTGCTCCTCTAAAGAAACCACCACCACTGGCCATTTGAGTTCTAAATGATTCAGACATTTCTTTACCTAAATTATCCAATCCTAGTAAGTCTCCTAAGAAACCACCACCTGGAATACTTCTAACCATACTATCAATAGAACTACCTATATTGTTATATAATTTTGCTTGTGAATTTATTGTACGATTGATTTGTTTTTGTATTCTGTCTTCTTCTTTTAGTTTTTGAACAAACTTGACTTGGTCTTCTAAACCTTCGGCAATTAGTCTTCTTTCTAATTTGTGTAAATCAACTGTTGTTAGTTGCTCTTCGTGTAGAGCTTTACGATTTTTGAAAATGTCTTTGGTTTTATCTACGATGTCTTCAAGAGTATCTTTTACTCTTTCTTCAAGTTTTTCTCCTTTTGCTAGCTCTCTGTTATACCTTTCCTTAAGGTTTCCGAGTTCTTTCATATAACTAACTTGGTCTTTTAGTCCTTCAGTAGATTCTCGTAGAGTCTTGTCAAGTTTTTTAAAGTCTATGTTTTGTGCCATTTTCTTTCTGGTTGATTTAAATTAGAATAACTGAGATAAAGATAAGGTTTACAAACCTTTAAAAAATTCAATATCTTTTTTTAATTGTGGATTTGTCTTAATTCTTTTAGCAATATCTTGTTGAACTTCTTTATCCAATTGTGCGATTTTTTCTAAACTCTTTTTTATGACTGGGTCATTTTGTATTTTTTGACGAGTTTTTTTAGCGCCGTGTCTTGCGTAGGCCTTCATTAAACCACCTATAAATTCTGCTAAGATGTTTTTGCTTTCTGTTGTGAGTTTTGACATTATTTTTCCTTAAATTATCTCAGTAATAAATATCAAGTTGTTGGATTTTTGAATGCAGGATTGTTCTTCATTTTGTCCATTTCGTCTGATTCTTTTTTCCTTGCTTTTATCATTAAGTCCGTATAGTATCGTCTTAATGGCAAAGGCATATGATAGATTTCAGTATAGGTAAATCCTTGTCCGTGGTAAACTATATCGAATAAGTTTTCGTGAAGAGCCGGTCTATTAGTTACCGGCTGGCCAAAAAAATTCGACCCCTAATGGAACATCGACCTTAATTTCTTTACCTGTTCCCTTGGTTCTGTAATCAAATGATAAATCAATATCTGGTGTGATACTCGCTACATACTTTCTGTATGCTCGTGTATCCAGTGCTAAAAATTCATTATCAACGAAATTGTTGATAAATGATTGTTCTGTATTACCGTCAACTGATATTAATTGATGTTTGATTCTTGTGGTTAGTTCTGATGAAACTCCTGTTAATTGTTCAACTTTTTCTAATTCTTTCAAAGTTTCTTCAATTTTTCTTTCATCGTGTCCATTTAGTAATTTGAACTCAACTTTTCGTTTAGAATTAGGTAATTCAAGTTCAAACTTGTTTTCACCTTTTTCTAATAGTTTTTCGTCTATTTCTTTTGGTTGTAATGTAGTTAAGTCAACTTGTAATTCAACTTCTTCATTTGTCTCTGGGTCATTTACTGATACATTGTATTCACTACCATATCCCAAAATACGAGTTCCCATCATTACTGCGTTTTTATCACCAACTAATAAATCATCTAATTTAACATTTGGTGTTACGATTACACTTTCCAGTAGTCTTTCGATTACTTTACCTTGTGCGATTAGGTTTGTGGAAGTTAAGATATCTTCCTCTTTTGCTGTCATATATTTGACATCTATTGTTCCGCTACGCAAAGGACTATCTTCGGGATATAATAATCCCTTTGATGGTAAAGATAGAACTTCAGTAGGAAATCCATACTGATTTTCAGCCATTTTGTTTTACTCCTTGATTATTAAGAATTAATAACTTATTATTTTTTTAAAACTTTTTCTGCACCTGCGATTCCAAATGAACCTAAAGTGGTGAATAGAAATGAATTGTATACTACATCATTGATAACTAAATCTTTACCCATAAGTCCAGTAGCAACATCTGCAAATGCAAATAAAACCATTACTGTAAATGCACCGAAACCAATTATTGATTTCTCGTTGTATTCATTATTGTCTTTAAATATTGCCCACATAATTTCTCTCCGTTAGAATTGTAAGATTGCGTAGTCGTATTGTAAAGTAAGTGCGATATCTGCAACTTCTGATGATGAGAAATCTAATTCATTAAAGTTTGCTTCTGTGATGAATGCTCCTTTTAATGTCCACTCTTCTACTTTATCTCCTACTGGTCCCAATACATTAAATGTGATGTCTTTTTTATAGAAATCTGAGTATCCGTCACGACCAGTTACTGATTCGTGATGTAATCTAACCCACTCAATTACTGATTGTGCTCCTGATGGAACGATTGGGTCATACAATGTGATACTAATTGGTTGCCAAGTGGCTTTACCTTTTACATATCTTTTTGTGTTGATATGGTCTAATGTGATTGTTTCAAATTGAATACTTGGTCTTGCCATTGTTTTAACAAGATATGCTGGTATTCCGTCAATCTCCATAACAAACCTATTTTTTGTTTTCGGTTCAAATGGTGTAAAAAATATATCATTTGGGTCTATAAACTCGGCCACTTTCTTTCTCCTATAAAGACTTCTTTTCTATTACATTAATAAATATAACGAAACTAAAAAAAGTGATTTTCTATAACAACTTATTTTGATATATTTTTTAGAAGTTTTATTGAAGTTTTACTTGACATTGTCATTTATTCATTGTATATTATAATATGATTGATGAGATAATATGTGAAGAGTGTGGCGTTGAAATAGACGGCTTTTTCCTTTGTGATGATTGTGAAGAAGAACTCTTTGAAGAAAATAATTAAAAAAAAAGCTTGACATTTACAAATAGTATTTGTATATTATAGTGTTATGATAATGATAAAGGAAAACAAAATGACTGACAATACAACAATTGAAACAAGGAATTATGAAGATGCTTTGGTAACGAGAGAAATACCAAATCATTATGGGTATTATAATAATGCTGGTGAGTATGTAGAAAATGGAACTCATACCATTACTCATTATAGATATAATCATAATCCTATGGAATTATATGAAGCTAATCAAAATCAAGAACCTATTAGGTTGGAAGATTATGAAGCTCCTTACTTTGAACAAGCCAATTACAAGGGTATTCCTATGGAATTTAGGTATAACCCAACTATCAGAAATTTAATGATGACTGGTAATTTTAGAATTAAGTATCGTGGTGGTAGTAAACCACAATTTGGTTATCGTAGAAGTCAATACAATACATTGGCTGAATACGCTGATACATTTGCTATTTATCCTAAGTAATTAAAAACTGGGTTTTCGGTGACTAGATATTTGGAACCGAGTGGGTTATGTAGAGTTTCACGATTTAGAAACAACCCTTGTGAGTTAGGTGGTTAAACTCTCAAATTTTTTCTTCCTGATTATCATAACAAAAAACCCCCAATTTCTTGGGGGTTTTTCTTAATCAATATTCCTATTAGTCTTGGAATGCTGCTCCTGTTGGTTGAACTACAAAGTCCAATACAATGAACTCAGCTGTTCTTGTAGGTTGGATAAAGATTTGACCAACTAATTGGTTTCTATCTACAACATCTGGTGTGTTGTTTGATTCGTCCATTACTACTCTGAATGCTGTAAGTCCTGCATTTGCTTGAACTTGTTCCATATATGGATTAACAATATTCAAGAAACGATTTCTTAAAGAACTATTGTTTTGTTCAAATACCAAGAATCTTGAAGTAGAAGCGATGAACTTTCTCAAGTTAATCAACAATCTTCTTACATTGATTCTGTCTAATGCACTTGGTTTACCTTGAAGTGTTTTCTGTCCGAACACTACTACACCTTGACCTGGGAAAGTTGCGATTGGATTTACACGACTTTCGTATAAATCATCTCTTTCCAAGTTGGTTAGTCTTGTTTTTGCTTCTAATACTTCTGTTAAACCACCACGATTTAGACCAGCTGGTGCGAACCACTCTTGTCCAATTCTGTCGTTTTGTGCATAAACACCTGGCAATACTACTGAAGGTGGAACCCAAGTAGGTTTACCTTTAACACTATCCAATACCTTTACCCAAGGATAGTAAGTAGCTGCATAATTTGAATCTACTGCCGCAACATCATCAATAGCATTTTGAACTGATGCTGAATAGTGAGAGCCGTCCATAACATAGAAGGTATCTGCTCTATCCTCAACTTTATCAATTGCGTGATTTGTTACTGATGGGTGAATTGAATGAATAACACCTGGTGTTGCTAATAGATTAATGTCAAATTCGTCTGGGTTTGAAATAGCTGTAATTGCGTTTTTAAATGCAACTGAACCACTTTTATCTGCTGCAGATAAGTCAAATCCTTGTGAATTTGTAGCACCAATATCCGTTCCAGTTGAAATAGTTTTTGCTGGATTATCTCCGTCAAAACCACTCTGGAAAGGAACTTGGAACTTTCTTTGACCAAGTGCTGAATTTGTTAAACTGATTTTAGTTGAACCATTTGCGTATGTAGCACCTAATGAAGATGCGTCATTATGTCCAAAACAATTTTCTAAACTCATAGTTACATTACTACCATTACCTGTTCCTGTGGAAGGTAGTGGTGCTAAGTATTCACTATTGTCGTCAAATGAACTTGTAGCAGTTTGACCGAAGTCAAATCCATAGAAAGCATTTGGGTCAAATGTTCCTCTTGAATTTACCTGACTTGATGAAGCTGCTGCTGTTAGTCCAAGTAATGATGCTGTTGGGAAAGAAGCTGATGAACTTACCGCTGATGTTCTGTGTGGTAAGGTTAGCTTTCCAAATCCCATAGGAACTAATTCTTTCGAAAGTCCTGTTAAATTACCATAATCAGAAATGTATACATATTTTGAACGATTCGGATAATTACCATTATTGGTTAACTTTCCTGTTGAATTGTCTATTGTTGTATAGGTATCTCCAATTACTCTTGGTAAGTAGTTTACTGAATCCTCGTCAAAATTTAATCCAGAGAAGTTTTCTAAAATATCTCCGTCTTCTGTTTGTCCAGGATTATGTCTTACGACCTGTAAACTAAATGTACCATAATCACTTCCTGCTACATCAGTTGCTGGTTTAACATCTGATATACCGATTCTAAATCTTGTATTTTGACTTGTTCCGTGTGAACGAGTGTTAACTTTAAATAATTCTGTTCTTGAATTACTTACAAGCTGTGATGTGATTGATGGTGTTGTTGCCACCGAATAGTTTGATGAAAAGGGTTCATCATCAACATTCGTTACATAAACTATTGATGCCGAATGTGCTATATTTTGTGTGTGTGAAAGGTTAGAATACAAATACGCTGCTTTTGTATTGTCTTGTGCGTCTTCACTAAATGTTTTACCGATATAGTTTGCTGAACTTGAATCAAATGATAATTGATATGAAGTTCCACCTACGGTTAAACCAAAGTTTTCGTGAACATTAACACTACCACTAAGTGCGGTTGATGTTAAATCGACTGCTACATTTGCTCTTGAAGGTTTTAGTGTTGCTAAGGTAAATATACCTGTTGAACCACTAACACTCAAAGCTACTGTATCATTTGCGTATCCGCCTAATCCCATAACACGAACGATTGTTACATTTCCAGCGTTTCTTAAATATTGTTTTGCTGCAAATGGAACATAAAAGTCTTGGGTTTCTTTACCAAAAATATCTTCAAACTCACCAAAGTTTCTTACGATAGTTGGAACAAATGCCGGTCCGTCTAATGTCGGTCCGATTAATGCTGCTCCAATTCCGTCTATCCCTTGTGGTAAGAAAGATAAGTCTTTTTCGTTGGTAAATACACCTGGACTTACTACTCTTTCTGCCATTTTTTTTCTCCTAATTGGGTTTTATTTGGTATGAATAAATATCAAATAAAATTCTCAAAATCACTCTGTGAGCGAATTATTTTTGTGGTGTGAAAACACCAGTTGTAGGGTCGAGTTGTCCTCTTCCATACTTTTCATTTAGAGTAGCTACTAATTGACCTTCTTTGTCTTTTAGATTTGAATACTCTGCTTCAAGTCTAAGCTTTTCATCTTCGATAACTTGTAGTTGAGATTCAGTTTGTATTCTATTGATTTCAATAGAACCTAATTGATTCTGTAAATTCTCGAAACTTACTTTCAAAACATTTAATGAATTTAGCTCTTCTTGAGTGAATTTGATTTCTTGTTTTTTTTGTGTTTTAGCTTTTGCCATTATAACTCCTATTGGTTTTCTAATTATATATAAATATCAAGTTAATTGTTCAAACAATCACATTTTTGTTTGATGTCATCAATTTCTTGTTTTAATTCTTTGATTGATTCTATTAATAATGGAACCATTTTTTCATATTTGACTGCTAAGTATCCATTATCTCTTTCGGTTACGAGTTCTGGTAAAACTTCTTGGATTTCTTGTGCGATTACACCGACATCTTTTCCTGTATAAGTTTCTTGTTTGTCGTTCCAATCAAATGTATAACCACCTATTTTACCAACCTTTTCTAATGGATTTTCTATACGAACGATATTGTCTTTTAATCTTTTATCTGATGAATAGTATGCCACAACATCACCGGTTGCGGTTAGTGTTCCAGTAACATTTGTATCTTTTGCGATTTCTACCGTAGTTGAACTACCATCTAATGTTAGGTAAGTAGCAACTCCACCACTTCCGTCATCTGTTTTAAATATAATATCAGAATCATCTGCTCTATTTTGGAATATTAAATGTCCAGTATAATTGTCAGCTCCGAAACTATTTGTTCCATTGTGGAATATTTGTAAATCAGAACTATTACCAAAATATGCACTTACACTATCAATAAACTTCATATTTTTATCAATTTGTGTTAATCCAGCACTACCATCTAAGGTTATGTAAGGTGTTACTCCACCACTTCCGTCATCTGTTTTTAAAATAATATCTTTGTCAGTTGCGTCATTTTGAATAATTAAATCACCAGTATAATTATCTATGAATGTGTCTGTTCCGTCGTGGACAATATTCATATCATTACTTGCTCCAAATCTTGCATTCACATTATCTGCAAAATCCATATTCTTTGCTACATCAATTGTTGTATCACTACCATTTAATGTTAGGTAAGGTGTTACTCCACCACTTCCGTCATCTGTTTTTAAAATAATATCTTTGTCAGTTGCGTCATTTTGAATAATTAAATCATTGTTTTCATTGTCAATATAACTATTGCTGTCATCTGAATAAATTCTTAAATCTACATTACCACCAAATTGTGCTTGAACATCATCACTAAACACCATATTCTTATCTACTTGAACTTTAGTAGCACTACCATCTAACTTCATATAGGTAGCAACACCACCTGAACCATCATCACATCTTAAAAGTATATCTTTATCAGCAGTATCTTGTCTTATAGTTAAATCTCCAGTTCCATCTGCTTTTATAACACTATTAGAACCATCGTGGACTATCTTTAAATCGTTAGAAGCTCCAAAATGTATTGGTACGGAATCTGATAGATAGACATCTTGATAAATACTAAATATTTCTCCACCTGCGTCTTGTTGAGTGAATCTCATAAACTCATCGCCACCGACAAAGAATCTTAATCTATCATCAACATCTTCTCCGATGTAAGTGTGGTCACTACCACCAAAATAAAGCTTTTTAGCTACTGGTATTGATAAATCACCAGATAAGGTGATATCATTGAGTGTGGCATCACTACCACTTGTAATTACTTTTTTCCAACTTGGCATTTATTTGTTCTCCTTATGGTTGGTTACTCGTTGAGCCCACTTCCTTGTTGCCGTACAAGGCCAATAAAGTTATTTTTGTTCTTTGTAACTTTTTTGTAATTTTTCTACAACTGATATTGCTTCTATCAGTCTTTTTCCTGGAATCATTCCGTCTTGTATTAGATATAAAAGAAACTCTATCTCTTGTCTGTCCAACTTTAACGAAGGTATTTCTTTTGAAACACCCTCGTTTTTTTGTTGATTTGATAATCTTAGTTCTTTTGCTTCTTTACTATCTATTATTCCCATATAAACCTTTATTAATCATTTACTTGGGATTATTCTACATAAATGTAGATTTCATTAGATTCAACTCTAATGTTACCATTCTTTTGGTATGCAGATACATCAGATGTTACTACTGATGATACATAAGCGTCTGGTACTACTGCTGTTGCAGTATCACCGAGTTTAGTTCCGATTTGGAAACCCCAACGAGCTGCTGAGTCGTCCCATGCAAATGCACTACCACTAAATCCTGTTTCTGTTTGAACAATTAAACCACCATCACCTGTTGCTGAACCACTATTTAGTAAGATAAATCTATCCTCAACCACTAAGTTTGTTGTGTTTAATATTGTTTGTGTTCCATTTACAGTTAAATTACCTGAAAGTGTCAAGTTTGTAAATGTTGGTGAATCACCTGAACCGATTGCCTGTCCAATAGCGATATCATTTGCATTTACGGTAACACCCGTTCCTGCTCCGACTGCTAATGCAGAACCACCACCACCAGTTAAACCACCACCAGCAACTGCTGCTGCTAATGCGTCAGCGTCAACACCTCCGTCTTTAATGGATATTGTTTTCGCTCCACTTCCGTCAAATGTTGTACCACTATTTAATGCAATAGTAGCGTTATCAACGGTAAGTGCATTAGGAACTTTCAATACTGATAATGTATCACTTGATAGTTCTAATGTTGATGTGTCTGCTGCATTTGTATTTAACATTGTTCCTTCTACGGAATCTGCTGCTATTGTTAAAGCACCACCTGCTGCTACGGTTGCGTCCCCTGATACTGCTCCAAAAATCGTGTCTTCAAAATCACTAAATGTAATTTTTGCTTCGGTTCCAGCATCTGAGAAAATAAGTAAGTCTGTTTGTCCTATTCCTGCTGCACTCAATGAGTCAATATCGACTGCTGCGGTTACGCCTGTTAAACTTGAACCATCACCTGCAAATGAACCGGTGAAAGAACCTGTAATGTGTGAATCTGCTACTGCAGATGCGTTTGTTAAATTGTCTACGGTTGCATTACCTGTATTTAAGGTAGATGTTCCATTATCAATGTTTCCGAAACCACTTGAAATAGCACCAGTACCTAATGTACCGACTGATGTTATTTGTGTTTGTGATGCGTCAACATTGATTGCTAATGTTCCATCTCCTGTAACTGCGGTCAAACCAGTTCCTGCTACATCTGCTGCTGCTTCTGCTGCTGGTCCACTTGTTCCACCCACAATAATGTTTCCGTTGGTTGCTAAAGCTAATGCTGCTACCGCATCTGTTCCACTATCTTGTGAAATCAGAACTGCTTTGTCAGTTAACGAACTTGCACCAATACCACCCTGTGCGACTGGTAATGCTGTATCTAAAGTTAATGCTGACAACTCTGCGGACGAACCACTAACAATGACTTTTTTCCAACTTGCCATTTTTATTCTCCTAAGATTATCTCTATTTGTTAATTAATTTTTAATAAAAAAAGTAGTCTGTCTACTTTTTCTAATTATAAATATTAAGTTTGAAAGTTTTATTATTCAAAACCTAAGTAAAAATTACTACCACTATACATCAATCCACCTTCTTGTGCGGTTGGTGATGTGGTTTGTTCTTTCAATACGATTGAACCTGTAAATCTACTCACGTCTGTTACGAAAAGATTTGTGATTGTGGCTTGTCCACCCTCAGATACATCTAAGTTTTGGAAAGAACCACTTTTGTAAGGTAATGTAGCACTACCTACATTGTAAATATTTGCAGCATCTGGAATTAATGAACCACTCACTACATCTATACTTGCAGTAGAAAAGGTTAATAAGTTTGCCAGTTGTTTTGATTTTGTTTTTGCCATAATATTTCTCTACTTATAAATATCTAATTATTAAATTTACCGAACCCAATTATCTCATCTTGTGCGGATAATTCATACCCCAATGAACTTGTATCTAATCTTAATTCTAAATTTGTTGATGCTTTTTGTTCTATGGTTAATGCGTCATTTTCTACCAACATACCATTGATGAAAAACATAAAGTCATTTTCAGTTGTTCCTGTTAAAGTCTGTGGAGCTGATGCCGTTATAGCATTGAAACTTGATGTAGAACTATTAACAAAACTACCCGTATGAACAAATGATTTTCTTAAATAAAGTCCTTCAGTAGATTGTCCAGTTAAAAACTCGTATGCTGCATATTCCGTTACAAATGATGTTTGACTTTGGTCTGTTGCATTAACATCATTGGATATTTCAGTAATTGTATTTGAACCATTTAGTTTAATAGAACCCGTTGTATCAAAACTACCTGTAAAGAATTGGTTGTCTGATAAAGTTCCACCAAATATATTACTACCAGTAATTACCGATTGTGTAACTTGTGATGAACCTGTAATTATAGTTGTAGCCGTTACACTATCCGTGTAGACCAAATTACCGATACTGGTTAAGTCTTCTGTATTCTCAACATTTTGTTGAAATGTAACATCCCCAACAAGTTTTCCATCACTAAACACTAAGGTATCTGAACCAGTTCCGACGGTCAAACTATCACTACTTAAAACTACATTATTAAACTGAACATTAGAACTCGTTGATACTGATTGTCCAATGGATACTTGAACATTAGATGTATTGGTTCCGTCTATTACTTGTGTTCCAGTAATACCATTGTTAGTTAAGGTTACACCCGTTCCCTCTTTAAGAGTTATAGGTTTATTAAGTTTAAATAAAATATCTTTCATCTTATGAATTAAACTTACCGATTCCCAATATTTCGTCGTCAGATTCTAATTCATATCCTATTGAATCGGTGTCTACCTTTAATAAAAATTCTGTGCTATTTTTTTGTTCTATTGAAATTGCGTCGTGTTCCATATATTGTCCGTTGACAAAAAACACGAAGTCATTTTCACTTGTTGATGTTAGTCCAGTTGGTGCGGATGCCGTAACTGCTGTAAAACTTGCTGTACTACTACCACTAATTCCAGCAGATGCTTTGTAAAAATTCTTTCTTAAATATGCAGTATCATCAGTTGATATACTTGATGAAAGTGTAGTGTTTGCCAATACATATTCCGTTACTAATGCGGTTTGACTTGCGTCAGTTAAAGATGTATCATTACTGATTTCATCTACCGAATAACCATTTAGTTTTAATGAACCCGTAATATCAACTGAACCTGTAAATTCGTGACTATCATCTGATGAATCACCAAATTCATTTGAACCACCAGAAAAGTCAATAGATTTAGTAGTGACTTGTGTAACTGATATGTCTGCTATTAAACTACCAGTAACCTCTACACTACCAGATACATTTAAACTACCAGTAACTACGGTAGAACCTGTGATTTGAAAAGTTCCTGCTGAACTACTAATATTTCCGTCTTCAATCACGGTAGTTCCTGTTCCTACTTGAACTGAGCTTGCAGTCAAGGAATTAAATTGAACATTATCAGATGTTCCGACTGATTGTCCAATTGAAAATTCTTGTGTCAATGGTGATGAACCATCAAAACTTGAACCATTATTAGAAAGTGTTACACCTGTTCCCTCTTCAAACACCAACCCATTAGATATGTTGATTGAAAATATATCTTTTGTATTTGATGAGCCGTCGTCTGTTGCAGAGTTTGGTGCTAAAACAACTTTTCCTGTTTTATCCACAATGGTTGTATCTGCACTTTCTTTTAAAACTATTTTCTTTGGTGTTAGGAATTTCTGTGTAGTGGTTTTATTATTAAACACTTCTGGAACTAAGTATCCATTTAATGTCATACTAAATGTAGTTTTGATTAACCTTTCTCCGTCTATTTGTGATGAGTCTGAAAAACTATCAATACGAGTTCTAAATCTCATTTTTCCTGGTTCACCCCAGTATGCTCCGTCTGAATAATTAATTTTTTCAACTATTTGATTCATTTGGTCTATATAAGAAGTCCATATGGTAAATTCATATGTCAACTGAACATAATCTGGCATTGCTACATTATAATATTCTCTACCTGGTGTAATGTTTTGTAATACTGAAAACTTATCATAACGATTATGTTGTGTAAACTTTTTCTGAAATGAATAATTTATTTTAGGGTCATTGGCATCTAACTTGTCGATTGGCATTTGGTCATCACGAGACATACCTGTTCGTTTAAATACAATCAACGGAACTATAATTTTTCTTTTCTTGTCTCTTAGGTATCCTTGTTTAGAAATAGATAACCACCTTTCTGGTGATGCGTAAATACAAGGAACTTTTACTTTTTCTTCATTGACTTCTACATCTGGTTTGATGACTTCATTGAAGTAATACATAATAGCACTATCCATATCCATAATACCTACGGATAAATTCTTTACATCATCTTTTGCTCCTGGTGAATTACGACTTATCTTTTCTGCACGATTAAAACTAATTCGTTGACTTCTTGGTATTGGTTTATTTCTTGCCATTAAAATCCTTTATATTCTTCTAAATTATGTGTTGGTGGTCTTACTGAGTAAGCTGATACAACTATTGAATGACTATTGTCTGGCTGTCCACCGACTAACTGATTTTCATTATAATCTTTAACTTCAAACCAACCCTCATTCCATTTCAATATATCACCGATATCTGGCTTTGTTCCTATTTCTACTAAGTATGCTCGTTGGAATGCAAAAGTAACATTTTGTTTACTATCCGGACCGAACTCATCAAATTCAAAATCGATATCTTCTGCATTTACAATACAAGGTAACTTAATTCCTTGTTTGTAAACTTTACCTTCTGATGCTTCACCATACATATTTGTTTCTGTATCGTAAACGGATACACGATATAAGATAACGAACTGGTCGATTATCCCGCAATCGTCTTTACTTGGTTCACCTAAAAGTTCTCTATTGAACTTTTCTATGGTTGCCAAATCTTTGTTTCCATAAAATCTTGATGGCATTTTTTTATCCTATATAGATTGGGTAAGGAACTTTACGAAGTGTTTCTTGTTGAGTATCACTCTCATCTCTTTGAGCTTCCAACAATGCCTTACGACTGGTTTGTTCTAAATTTTCTCTTAATTGTTCTACTAATTGTTCTTTTTCTGCAGTTGCTTCAGCTCTCAATGTATCTCCGTCCATTGAAACTTCTGCGTTTGGAATTGGAATACTACCATACTTAGAACGAACAATACCTAACAACTCTTTTGATAATGCTAATGCATATTTTCTAATCCATTGTTTACCAACATCATTGATATTTGAATAAGTCATAAAATCATATTGTGCATTTGAGTAATCAGACACTACATCTGCTGAACCACTATATCGTGTTCTTAACGGATTATCTCTTTCTGATGTTTTGATATATTCTATCCATAAAGAACCTGTTGATGTTGGAACTGGAAATATTCTTAGATTGTTATTTTGAATATCAAAAGTGTATGCTGATTTTCTTATCTGGTCGTTAAATTCTATTGCCTGTACTCTTAACAAGTCTGCATACATTGGTTGTAAGACAAATGTAATTGCTGGTGAATAACTACCGAATCCAAATCCATCTATCATATTATTTGTTCCCATACCTGTTCCGGCATACGGGTCAAAGTATCTTGTGATTGCTGGTCTTGCTTCGTAATGAACTCGTTTAACCTCTATTGATTCACCAGATTCACTTGCTTGTGAAATTAGTTCATTTAAATCGTAGTCTTGACTACCTGAGTTCAATGATACTGCTGTTCGTTTGTACTCTACACTACCACCTACCTGTGCTTCTGAACCATAATTTTCAGATATAAAAATATTTTCAGATAATCCTGGTGATATTCGTTTGTGTGTAAAGTCTGAACTTGTTGATGCTCCCTTTAAGTGTAATAAGTTATCACGAATGTTAAATTGATTAACTTGTGCTGAGTATTCGGAAATACTTTCTTCAAAACAAGCATAAAATTGTTGGTCTTGGAGTTCAACATCCATAATTGGATATCCAAGTCTTTTTGCACACCAACTTGCTACTTGTGGTGCTTCTGTTTGGAAGTCTGAGTCATTGTCAAACAACCCAAAAGGTGTGGAACCACTTGCTGCGGAACCGGACCCTGGCCATATTGCTTCTTGAGCCATTAAAATTCTCCTATTAATAGTCTATTTGTATATACAATAATAAATATAAGAATATGAAAAAACCCCTAATTTCTTAGGGGCTTTTTCTTAGTCACTTGTTAATTGCAAATAATTAATTTACATTAAACAAAGTTTACGTCTGCTACTGTTACTTTACCATAGAATTCTGGTCTAACCATCTTCTTAGCGTAACGAGTCATCACACCTTTTCTTGGAGTGAAGTTTTTAGGGTCGTAAACAAGTGGTGTCATAATTAACGGAACATATGGTGCATAAACCGCTCCAGTTTCAAGGAAGTTTTGTCCTCTGAAACCGACAAGTATGTTATTTTCTAACATATAAGGGTTTTTGTACACTGTGAATCTGTTATTTAGGGCACCTACTTTTTGTACACCCATAGCAAATTGGTTACTTGAAGCATCACCTGTTGTGTCTGCTGCGTATCCAGGTATTGACTCTATGATTGTTGCTGTTTCTGGTGAAACAACTAAGAAGTTTGCACC